TGTTTAATAGACGATTGTATAAAATCTGCGACAGATATAGCCAATCCTGATATACGTAAATCCATGCAAGATAACTGGAATGCAGTTATCTCTCCAACTATGTTTGAAGGCGGAAGAGCAATCTGTCTTGGTACCAGATTTAGGCATGATGATATACACGCCACCACATTTAATGAGCAAAATAATTGGCAACAGATTGTATTGTCTGCAATTCAACAAGATCCCAAAACAGGTGATGAACTTTCCTATTGGCCTGAAATGTGGTCACTGGATTACTTGAAGGAGAAGAAACGACAAGCGCCTGTTGCATTCTCTTTCCAGTACATGAATCAGATCGTCAGGCAGGGTGAGTTGTCCCTGGCGCCAGAGCTGATTGTTAAAGCTGAGATCTCAACTGAGTTTGACACCCTTGGCATAGGCGTTGACCTATCTGCTGGTATCAAAGAAAAAAATGACTATACCGTAATGATTCTTGGTGGACGCATCGATGATCGTATTCACATTATTGATTACCGCCGAATGCGTGTCATGGGCAATCTAGAAAAACTAGATGCATTAAAAGAATTGCTTAATGATTGGTCTATTATTGGAAAAGATGATAACGGTAATTTTTTCCCTACTTACTCAACTTGCGATATCTGGTCAGAAGCTGTTCAGTACCAGGCCTCACTCGAAGCTGACTTCAAGAGGATTTGCCTTAATGACGAAGGTCTTCACAACCTCTTGTGGCATCCTATCAAAGGGTTCCGTGCAGATAAGCTGGCACGGTTCAGAGGAATCATTGGCATGTTTGAAGAACGAAAAATTATTTTTAACCGTTTCAGAAACTTCACTAATCTCTTCGAGGAACTCACAAACTTCGGAGTAAGTGGCCATGATGACTGTGTCGATGCGTTGGTTTGGTTAGTAAACGGACTCACCAAAAAAGGTAAGCTGCAATTTGATTACTGACATTAGAATAGTAACAGAAAGCATTCTATAACGCCGTGGGACCAGAGTACTTGCTGCTAATGATCAGCTTTGCTGTGCCTGCGCTTACTGGTGCTGGGTGGGCAACGAATAAATTGTTGAGTCGTTTTCATGAACGCATCCTTCGTGTAGAAAAACGGATGGACAACACAGACGCCAGCATTAATTCCATGCATCATCGATTGCCCATCGAGTATGTTCTCAAGGTTGATTTCTTAAGAGAAATCCAACAAATGCAAGATAATTTTAAACAGATTAACAATAAGCTTGATAAGCTTATTGAAAAGCTATAAGCAAATGGATTACACCCTGGAGATTCAAGAGGACGACAACGGCGATTTTTTTATTCAATTCCCAGATGACGTAATAGAAGAACTAGGTTGGGAGGTCGGCGATATTCTTGAATGGAAGCTCAAAGGCAATGGGGTTGTTTTATCAAAACTTAATGATTCAGATCGATATGAGGTAATAGAAGAGTAAGGGTTGATAGAATGAATAAACCAAGGAGTAGATAAATGCTTTCTAGTGGATATAGCGGCATACCTGGAGCACCCGGAAACCCTGGTATGTTTAACAATCAAAGTATTGCGCAGAGGGTATATGGTCCAATAGAAAAGGGTATGCACAATAGAAGCCTTAGATTTGGAGTACCAGCAACAACTCCAGATGTTTACATGGCACCATATCCAGGGCGTGTTGCCCCTGGTGCACCAACAGAATATTTTCCTTTAGGTAATCCTGCGGCAGGTTTTAATTTTCAAAGTGCTGTTCCAGGAATGAATGAAGAGGTTGCGGGGGGTAATACCCTTTTAGATTTCTTCAACAAAAAAGGAATGCCGCCGACAAAAGAAATGGATGATACTCAGATAAACAAAGAAAACAAAGGCCCTCTTCGCCCAGGGGCTTTTGGTAACCCTAACCTGTACTACGACGAACGTTTTACTCCCTTGGCAACCACAGGCGGCGGCATGGCTCCCATGGGAAACGCTGGTTTTTTCCTTGGTCCTCAATACGGGCAGGATGTTCAACAACTACCAATAGGATTTGGAGGAATTAGTATTTCGTAATGCCGATTATTAATAAAGAAAAAATTCTTCCTTGGTTAGAACAAACTTATTTATTAACAGAACAACATGATCCTCAGGCATTACGCATTAAAAATTTTTTATCAGGTCAAATTAAGGGCGCAGACGAAACTGGATCTTTTTCTTTAAGTCCTTTTGGAGGTTTAAATTTTGAAACTAATAACAATTTAAGTTTTGATATTGATCCAAGAGCAAAAACAGCTGGTGTAGATACAGGTAATTTTTCTTTGGCAGGTAGCTGGGGGCAAGATCCATATGTACAATTTGGTTTTAATTTTGGAGGCGTGTCACAACCGCATTATTTTTCAGAGTCTCCGATTTCTCCTCCTTATGTAAAACCACAGTCTCTTGTTGTCCCTGGCATATATGCAGGACCACATGTTGACAAGTTGGCTAATGAAGGTGCAAGAGCTTTAACAGGAAATAAAGTAGAATCAATTAAAATAGATCCCAATCAAGAATTTCTAGAAAAAATGGTAGGACAATACAAAGCACAAGGAAGACTCTAAAATCCCTTACAGGTGCTAAGATTTACAAAAGAAACCCAGGAACAAAATAAAATATGGACGCCAAAGCCCGACTTAAAGAAATTGTTGATTCCTACCTTGAAAAAGATGGTGGAGCAAATATTGATACGGGCATTGTTGCGTCTCACGTAGCACAGATGAAGCTCTTTGGCATTCGCCAAGGGGTAGAATTTTTTCCTTCTCAGGATAATTTTGGTAATCAACGTAAGGACTTTATAGATCGAGTACTGAAATACAACAAAATGGATACACGCCTAGATTCAATCTGGGAGTATTATCTCTGTGATGGTCAAGGTCTGTTCTATATCCGTCCAACTGAATCTAATTACAGGCTCTATTACTTCCGCGAGCATGAATATCGCTCCTTCTATGGTGTCAATGGTGAACTAGAAGAAGTAATTATTATCTACAGTTACAAAGTCAGGCAGGGCACAGGCTTTAGCGATGGCATTAACGTTGTAAATACAGCAGGCAACGCTATTACTGGCCCTCAAGGAGCCAAACGTTACATTCGATTATCAATCAAAGCTAAGACAATTGAAGAAACGCATAGCGAAGGCGAGATGTCTTTTGAAATGCCTAACTATGCAGTCCCCGGACGTACCAAAACACTAAGAAATACCCTTGGCTTCATACCTTGCGTAGAGATTTTTAACAACCTAAAGGGTTTTTCTAACGAAGGTGCTGGGGAGTTTGATGCATTAGCCAACCATATCGTCACGCATGATGAAATGGTGCGCACGATGCGCAAGAATGTGCAGTTTTTTGGTAATCCAACCCTTCTTTCCTCCAGGCCCAAGACAGATCTGATGGAATCAGGGTCTGACTCCGTGGTCCAACGCCCATCTATTGCAGCAAACTCCGGTTTTACCGGGATGGGTGCGTTAAGCCAGTCAAGATTCAAGTCTGATCCTCTCTCCAGGGGTATGGATGGTCAAATTCGGGTACCAAGGGTGATTGCCAACCTGGAACCCAATGATCGAGTCGGTTATATCGTCCCTGATGCAATCACTGGTGACCAAAATAGCTTTGCTCGCCAATATCGAGAGGAGATACGTACTGCACTTGGTGGTGTTGACGAACTTTCCATCTCAGCAGGCGTAACAGCTACTGAATACAAGTCATTGTTCGGTCGTGTGTCAGCAACATCCAAGAAAAAAGCAAATGCAATCTACACTTACGGTATTTGCCGGTGCCTGGAACTTATTATCTACCAAGAAGAACACTTATTCCGTGAAACATTAGCTGCATCAACAGGTATTGAGAAACCTGTGGAGCCAGCGGATGATGCTCGCCAAGAAGATATTGATTTATATGAAGCATCAATGAAAGGATTCGAGGAAAAAATTAAACAAGTGATGATGGCATGTGTTAAGACACAACATATTCCAACTGGTGTCCTTGGCTTAATTCCAGACGGTGATGTAACAATGCTTTGGCGTTGGATGGGACCTGTTTATGAGGACTCAACGCAAGATGTTTTAAACAATTCTATCGTGGTTCGTAACCTACAAGAGTTAGGTGTTGATAGTATTGAAGCACTGAAGTACCTCTTCCCGTCAAAAACGGATGAGGAGCGGGCCGCGATGTTATCGGGGTTCCCGTTCAGAATGGTGGGTGAATTGCAGAGTGCATACTCTCAATTTGCCAAGTTAGTGGGGGGCATGATGCAGACCCCTCACCCGCAGTCACCAGATCTACCGATGGCTGCAGACCCACGTCTCGACCTAACACCTTATCTGTATCGCACATTAGAAGCATTACAAAAGGAGATGAGTTATGCAGGACGCTACCGTCCAATCGATCCCACAGACGAGCCAAGTACAGGCAGCAGTAGCGCCGAGCAGCTACGTGGCAGTTCCGGCGCCCCAAGCCCCAGTACCGGCCTACCAGGGACCAATCAATTATCAAGTGGGTACGAGTTACCCGCAAGCAGTCCCAGCTCAGGTAGCTACCAGCTACCAATCAAGCCCTACTCAGTACGCCCCCCAATCCCAACAAGCGGCGCCCCAGAGCAATCCGTGGGAATCGGCGTTCAACAAAGTAGTGGGACTGCTGAGCGCACCAGTCCAATCCCCCTTCCAGGCGCAACCCTCGGCTCCGACGACAACGTACGCCCCGGCCAATTATGGTCAGGTTCCCAGCGCCCAACCTACGCCCAGCTGGGAGACGCAGACCTCGTATCCCAACCAGGCATCCTCAGCCAACTATTCCCAAACCTCCTCCAGTCCCTCACTGGCGGAAGTAGCGGACTACCTCAACCTGAGCAACGAAAGCCGTCAGGTAATCGACGCGTTCGGGGTAGAGGCACCAGCCGTCCTAAATAACTACGCCCTTCAACTTGAAGGCATGTTAGACAGTGCAGTTTCCTGGGGCCAAAAAGCCCAAGGTCTCCTGCAAAACTATGCTGAATTTGGTGTAAACGAACACCAAGAGAATCTCGCCTATAACGAAATTCTTACCAACCCTGATGTACTGAGTGACTACACCCTGAAGTTCTTCGGTCCTGAAGGTCCTTATCCCGTATATGAAAGCGAGGCTCAATTGGAAACTCCTGGTTACCGCACTGAGCAAGTAGTTCCCGATTACGGCAACTTCCCTGCTCCTCCTGCTGCTGCTGCTCCCCAACAACCCCAAAACTTCTGGGGCGGTTTCAACGAAGCAATGGCACGCGATCCCCAGAATGCCTGGCGCATCCTGAACCAAGCCCAACCTGGCACTGTTGCAAACAAACTGTTTGTAATGGAGTGAGACCATGCGTCCACTAATTAAGTATGGTATTCCCGCCGCTGCAGGTCTTGCGGTTGGTGGGATGCTTGCCCAAGATCAACAACCAGGTGTTGCCGCTCTAGGTGGACTTGGTGCTGCTCTTGGTACTGCCGCTGGCCTTAAAGGTGCCAGAAGTGCAGGTATTACTCTTGCAGGTAAATATGCACCAGTAGTAGCAGGATCTTTGCAATCCCATGCTTTTGTTCCGATAGGCAAACAAGTTGCAAAACAACTTGAAAAAATACCTGCCGAGCGTCAACAGGGATTAAGGGCAACAGCCCTGGGAGATATTCGCCAAGGCTTAATCAATATTGACAAAGCCGCACACAGTGTTTCCCCTAGAGCCCTGCAAAAGGGTGCTGCCGGTCTTGCTGTTCCTGTTTCCGCTGGTCTTGCTGCCCTTGGTGGTCAAGCCGCTGGCATGATTCCAGGAGCACTTAACATTCCTGGATTTGTGCAACAGCAACAGTCTATTGATCCAGAGTCTTACGGCTCTAGTAATTCACCCGGTGCACGTTATAAACAAACCACCGGATCAGCAGGTATCACTGGCTATTATCAATAGTTAAATTAATACCTGCTAAAATTCATAAAGATAAGACATGTTCATGTCTGAATCTTTCACCGATAAATTTCTTTACGACACCGGAGGATAAAACCAAGTGTTTATTGATAACGATTTTCCGAAGATTCTTGGTGCCGAACTATATCGGCCCCACCCCGCATACATTTGCGAAATGGCTGTTGAGCCTGTGGTGGTCCATGACTTCACTCGCCAACCTGGCCAAACCGTTCAACTAGACCGCTATAAGTTCTGGGGTACTCCTGGTACCAAGGACAGCCGCGAACGGATTTCCGATCAAACCATCGGTACCGCCAACAGCCGTAACATCACTAAGGAAAAAGTCCTTGTGGTGCTTAAGGAATACACTGGCCCTGCGGACCCGACCGATCCCACCCAACCTTCGACCTTTAAGATTGCACGGGAAACCCTGATTACCGCCCAACGTCTCCTTCTGGATACAGGTAATCTGAATATGTTCCACCAGTCCATTGGTTCCCTGACCCTCTTGGACGACTATCGCCGGTGGCGCGACCGTGTATTTATTGACGAACTTGCCAAGGCAGAAGCCAATGGTGAAGCTTCTACCACCCAAGGTGGTTACTACTTCGCTGGCGGCAAGAACAAAAACTCTTCTGGTCAAGTTGCTTACACCACTGCTGAGTACGCAGCACAAGTTCAGCAATTCCACGTTTCAACTGACTTGTTGAACGTTGTCAAGGATCTGCGTAAGCGTAACGTTCCTACCTTCTCTGATGGTTTGTATCGTTGCATTTGCGATCCTACGTTCATGATGCATCTGCGTCGTGACGCTGACTTCCGTGAAATTGCTCGTTACTCTGGTAACCCTGGTCAAGGCATGTACATGGGTAACCCCATGATGCCTAACAACGCCAGCTTCTACCAAGGCCCTCAAGCTGGTCAAGGTTACTTCCTTGCTGGTGAACCTGTAATGCCTACTGGCGTTCAGTTTGAAGGTGTGAAGTTCTACGAATCAACTAACTTCCCCACCAAGACTGTTGCTGCTAGCTTTACCGACAGCGTTTCTTACTCCAACCAAGAAGTTGCACAAGGCTTCTTCTTCGGTCCCCAAGCCATTGGCGTGGGTGTTGGTGGTCCTAACGCTCAAGTGCTCATCAATAACAATGATGACTTCAGCCGCTTCATCATCTTGATCTGGCAACTGTATGCTGGTTTTGAAATCCTGAACAAGGACTTCGTTACCAACGCCTACAGCTTCGTCAGCGATGACGGCATTCTTTGATATTAATAAGTAAACCAACAAGGAGAGATAAATGACCTACCTGTCTACTAAAAAGATCTACCCCGGCAACTGGGTAGAAGCCCTCAACGGCTGGTACAAAAACATTGATACCACCGGTGGCACCACGGTTAACGCTTCCAAGGATGGCCCCACTGCTGTTCTTGCTATTCCCGGCTGGCGCTACTTCCAACAACGTGGCTATGTGCCCGTGACCTGGGCCTCTGGCAGCGCCACAACTTATGGTCAAACCATGAGTGTGATCATTCCTTCCCCTTATCGTCAAGACGACACCCGTCCTGACATCACTGGGATGGTGATCAGCGGTGACACCGTACAATCCGCTTACATTTATCGCACTGCTATTTCCGTTGCCTCAGGCTGGGGTGATGGTCGTTCAGCTTCTGGCGTTTATGCTACCACTGGTACCGTAATTGCTTTTGGCCGCGATAACGCTGGTAGCCCCGTAGCCGCTTCCGGCGAACCTGTTGCTGCTGCTTACCTGGCTTCCACAGTTTCAGGTGATGCTTCCACCAAGATCTTCTTCTCAGGTGCTAGCCAAGCCTTTAGCTCCACTCCCCTTCTTATCACCTCTGGTACACCTACTGTTACCGGTGCGTATAAGACACTCACCACTGGTACCACCTTCAAGGTGTATGCCAAGGGTAGTGCAGATGGTACTTCCGCCACTGGTGGTGTGTATCTTTCTGATGCTGATGTGGCCGCAGGTCTCACTGGGTACATCCTGGTTGAGGCTTGTTACATCGTTCCTGATGGCGCTCCCGATTACTCAGATATCGAAGCGTATCTGCCCAACCGCACCGTAAGCTGATTAGGTTAAACTAATACCAGAAGTTCTGGTAGCCATGCTTTACCAACACACAAAAACCGGTGCACGGGTCAAGGTTATTAGTGAATGGGATAACGGCGACTGGTTCCTGGTCGAAGATCAAGACAGTCGCCTTTTTACCGTTTACAAAAATGAAATTAAACCCGATGAGTCTGCTACTAAAACGGTTAAGACTCTACAAGTAAAAGACAAGGCATCAGCCGAGGAGCCCCGTAGCTTTCCACCCGAAACTCGTCTTAATATAAACTCAGCAACCGCCCAAATGATTGCTGACCACATTAAGGGAATCGGACTTAAAACTGCAAGGGAAATTAAAGATATTCAAATGAGTCTTTCCGGTGAAAGATTTAGTAACTTAGAACAGTTGAAACAAGTTCGTAGGGTAGACTGGGACTCTGTCTTTGCTGCCAATCTGGTACGAGTGTGATATAAACCCTGCTTCGGCAGGGTTTTTTATTTTAGAATAGTAATAAAATATTAATATGGCAGGTGCAGGCGGTAGGTTTTTTGTAGGTAACATAGGGGCCACTGGTACTGCCAATGGTCCACATATTCATAACTACGTAAAAGATTTAACAACAGGTCAATATAGAAATCCTGAAACAATCAAGAGTGCACTTACTGGTGTGCAGATTGGCGAAGGGAGAGTACCACTGGTAAGTCGGCTTTCAGGGGGAGAGCTAGGCTGGAATCCAGCAACCGGTCTTACTATTACATCAGATTTTGGATGGCGAAACACACGAATACCTGGCGCTAGTACTTACCACAAGGGCCTGGACTTTGCTGGCCCAGCTGGAACACCTGTTTATTTACAGGGGTATGGTAAAGCTTTACCTGTACCATCAGCAGGTGGTTACGGTAACTTAATGACGTTTAGAACAGCAGATAATAAATATGAAATAGGTTTTGGACATATGAGTAAGCTGGGACCAGAAGCACAGGTATATGCATCAAATTTAAATTCAAAGCCAACAGCACCTGCATTACCAGCATCAGATTTTGCTGTTTATAATCAGGGACAACAAGCAGGACAAGGGATAGGTGCTTTAGCAACGTTAGGTTTTATGAATAAACTATTAGGAGATGCAAAAAGCAGGGATAGTTCACAGAACATATATGGCAGCCTACTGAGTTCAGCAATAACACCACAGCGGGACTTGGCAAGTGACTTCTTAATGAGTTATGTGATGCAACAAAATCCTTATCAAGTTTAGATATAAATTTGTTGCACCTATAATGTAAGAACGGTGGTAATCATCAGTGCAGTTATCTGATTTTGACAAAAGCAGGGTAAGATATCATCTGGGATATTTTACAGTTTCTGTTCCAGCGGGGGATTATGCTCGCCTGGAAGAATCTTTAAATACGGTTCCTGATTCTTTCTTCTACGATAAGATCATTATTCAGATTGGTCGTTGTGATACAGCCGAGAAAAAAACAGAAGTAGCAACATCTCCTTCTACAAGAATTGAAAGTATTCTTGGTGACGTTGATCGTACAATTCGATCAAGCAATGCCAAGGAAGCTCTCAAGGTATGGGACGAAGTATACTTATACGAAACCAATCGTTTGGCCATGATTCTTTATGTGCCAAACTACAAGGATCCGTTTCAAGCTCGTTATCGCTACGAGCGCTCAGGTGCTGAATTTATTCAAGCACTCCCTGGTCCCGCTGATACTGCAGTGGGTTCACGTATTTGGTTACACCTAAATCATAGGTAATGTCATGAACCCATTTGAACAATTACTACAGCAAGCGGGAAGGCTGGGAATAGGCTTTAAAGCCCCACAGCTTACCAAGTCTGCCGCTGATGCAGTGACAAATCCTGGTACATACAGAGGGTTAGCAAAAGCAGCTGAACAGACACTTGGTAGGGCTTTGCCTACGGAATTTAGGGGAGCAAATTTTGCTAATATTCCTACACGTGCCACAGGGTATCTTAGTGATGTAGGCCAAATGGCAGAAGGAGCAGCAAGAAATATTAAAGCGGGTGCCGTACAAGGGATATTAGAGTCAATGGCAGGACGCAGCCCTCGCCCCACAAGCTTAATGCAAGGCGGCACACCCGCTGCCAGACCTATTAACCCAACAGCGTTTCCCCAACAGATTGGCGCCCCTGGTCCATATGCCCAGGATTACGGTCTTACACGGCAATTTGTAAAAGATGTTGGCGGAAAAACACTAACTGAAGCATCTGAAATATTGTCTGCTCCAGTAGGTAAAGTAGGAGGTTTATTTAGAAATCTTGGTAACGGATTAGCCCCAATAATAGGTCAAGAGCTATTCAATCAAGGACAAACCGGATCTTTACTTGATCAATCCTTGCGTACTATTCCTTCAACAAGGTCGACCGATCTTGGCCGAAGTGCAGAAAATGAATTGAATTATATAGGTAAAAGCATTTTTGGTGGACGTATTCCGTACACGGGTGGTGAACAACAAAAATTTATTTCGTCTCCAGGTAACCAAAACAGAAATGCACAAGTGCCTCCTGCCCCGCAGCTTTCTCCTCCCAGTACAAATCCTATTGCCGACCGTGCATATGCTGCTGAACGTTCTAGTGTTGCTCAGCAAGCCGCTCAAAATCCTATGCTGCAACAGTACCAAAATTTAAGAGCTACTAATCCAGCTGCTGCTCAAAATCCTATGCTGCAACAGTACCAAAATTTAAGAGCTACTAATCCAGCTGCTGCTCAAAACCTTGGAATGCAGGCGTGGGCGCAGCAATATGGTGGGCCTGAGGGTTTGGCAAGCCAAGTTAAGCCCGGTCAGGTTGGATATGATGTAATCCAACAAGCTCTTGCAGGACAAACAGCAAGCTCTACAAGTAAAATTCCTGGAGTTGTTTCTCAACCCTGGGCAGAAGGAGTAGTTTCAGTAGGTGGTGCAACACGTGCAGGGCTTCCCATGACACCTGAAGAGGAAGCGCAGCTTCAGTATCAAATGTTTAACTATCGACCGGAGTAGTTAACAACATGGCACCTAACATTGGGACAATGTACGGAGTTCCTGAAAATACATTCAGGAGAATGCTTCAGGTTGCAACCCTAGAGGCAAGGGATCCCACCCGTGGCGCAATGCCAGGGACTGTTGCGTCCATGATTAACCGATACCATAATCCCGACTATGGCAGTAATGCAAGTTGGATAAATCCTGGTCAATATAAGGTAATGAAAGCTCCTGGCTTTGGTCAAGTTGACCCAGGAAAAGCTTTAGGTTATTACAGTTCTGATAAAGGACGACAAGAGCTTGGCCGCGTAGCACAAGAATTAGGTGGTAGAACTGATTTCCGTAGCACTTCATATTTAAAAGACATTGGGGAGCTAATGTCCCATAGTGATAATTTAATTCCCGCAATGGTCGGAGGTGTGCAACGATACCTAAGCCCACAAAAATTAAAAACTTTAGGTGCGTCTCCCAATCTTTTAGAGAATACATTTTTTAATGAAGGCAAGCGATCACCAACTAAAAAATGGTGGGAATCAAGTTTAGGTGCTCCTACTGGTACTAGCACAAGCGCTGCTCCTGCCCAGGCCTCAACAGCATTGGATACTTTGATAGGTGCTGGAAATTTATTTGGACAGAATGCAGTAGAGGAGATGAAAGGTCAATTAGGACTTGAGTTACTAGCAAAACAACTTCAACCGCAACCCTCTTCTGTTGCAAATGCTTTCTTAGCCTCTATGCTTCAGGATCCTTATTCAGCTCAAATCTAAGCTGAATAAGTTAGAATTTAAATACGAAGAATTACGGTAAGAAACTTGTCATCCACTTCCTCGAATAAGCAACCGCTTTTTATTGACCGCCCACTGTTCGACTCTGTGCGGGTTACAACACAAACCGTTGGCAGCGCTAGCACCAATACCTTGTTTGTGCAAGGGGGTCAAGCTCCGTCCATTCTTGTTGATATGGATGCTGCCCTCAGTGATGACATTAACAGCGGTGGCGTAATCGATTCCATTTCTATTGTTCGCAACGATAATTACAGAGCAGCTGACTACACCCTAAGCACAACAACTTCTGGTACAACAATCTCCCTTGTTAGTGGTCAGATTGTTAATGTAACAACTACAGGCAGCTTCACTGGTTCAGGCGCAGCAGCAAGCGGTATTGGGTACTACACTTACACCGGCGCTACTACCCTGGTCGGAACAAACACAACCTTTGTTTATTCAGGTGGCACAGCTTCAGGTTTTAATTACGCCAATCCAAGTTACGGAGTGCAACCTGCTGTGACTTTTGTGTTTTACCAAACACGTAATACAACTGTACCAATTCCAGCCAGCGGCGACTACAGGTTGTTGTTCTCTAAAACAGTTCCCGCAAATAGTGGCATAGTTGATTGTTCCGACGTAATGCCCCAGCTGGCCACTCCTACCGCCTCTGCGGGCAACACCAATGGTTTGGGACCCTCAGCACCTTTACGCAACAAAGGCATCTACCTGGAGCGAGGAGACCGCATCTACGTGGGTGTATTCCCAGATGGCCCTAATTCAGCTGGCTATATTCCCGGTGCACAAGTCTATGCACAAGGTGGCTTCTTCTAGAGATGGGTTTTAAGGGAGCAAATAGCTTTGGGTCTTTTGAACGCAAGAAAGACTTTGTTATAAAAAATGTTGTCCCTATTACCACTGAGTTTTCTAAAGGCAGTGTTCGTGGTTCTATTGCTGCTGTAAACAGAGAGTCTGCTTGGACAAGATGGCGCCGTGGCTATGAGCTATCTTCGTCTAGTTCCCATGACAATGCATATCAATATAGGTTTATATATGATATCCCGTACCCCTCAGGCACAGTAACCCCCTCTGGTACTAATCCCGTCTCCACTGTCTCAGGTGCATTCAAAGGATTTCCAACCACAGCAAAAGAATTTGGCATGCACTGGGCTGGTGTTCGCAACCAGGGCAACATGCGTACCGATGAATTATTTGATTCGTCGGGTGAAAGGCTATCAATTGTAAATGTTACAGAAGATAATTACTTCTGGTACGTACAATTAAAAGGCACATGGAGTCCAAGCAACCCATTGCCCGCACCTCTGTATGCCACAGTATCTGGTATTACAACACCACTTAAACCAATGAATGGTGAGATCCTGGAGGACAGGATAATCACAGTCAGCGGCACTCCAATAACTGCAACTACAATTAATCCTAATACACAAAAAAGATATGGTTATGTCCAGGCTGTATTGGTTGACGTAGATCAAGATACGGGAATCCTTAAATTAAAAAAAGCTGGATCTGTAGAAGTAACACATGACAAAGCATTTTTAACACCAGCAACCAAACCACCTGCCATAGGAAGATTTTTAATTACTGGCAATAGATATGCCTGCACATGTCAAGACTTTACGCATAGAGATTATTTCTTTATGTCATCAATTAATGACACAACCAGGAAATATTTTCCTTATTCAAGCGTCACATCAATCAAGCCTGGACGCTATGAAGATATTACGTTAAGTGGTCAACTTGATAACAACACAACATCACATTCATTAAATGACAGAGTAATGAATGTTGTAGCGCCTTCAACTGCATATCAACTATTAGATGACATTGCAATATCAGAAGTCAATCGTTTAGCAACAAGAGACAACCCTGGTGTATTTAGGGATTTTGGTGCAACTTATGTTCGTAGCACAACCGACTTATCAATCCCTGGCAGCACAGCAGAAGGCATGCCCGTTTACACAGATTACTCAAGAGAGCAAGATGTACTTACAAACTTGGGCGACAACTGGACTCCGGTGTTAGACGAGATGCGTTATTGCAAACATATTTACTCAATGAAATTTGAAGAGCATATGTTTCCACCTGAACCTTCTGATTTTCCTGTAGGCATGGACTCAATGGCAGAGTGGGAACAAAAGCTGGTACAAGAATCAGAAAACAATCAAAAACAATACCAGGCATTTAATACAACTAAAAAAGCTTTAAGTTACATGGATGTTCCACCATACAACTGTCAATCTCCTGTGATGGCCCCAATGTTACAAAAGTTGTTTAATATTCCAAATCAAATTGTTAGCTTGTCAGGATTTAGAATGATTGACAAAACAGGTCAGATATATATTCCAGCATCAGGAGAAAAGCCTTCTTTGTAGATTTTTTGTAGTATAATATAACGAAGACTAATCAGTCTTTAGGAATTAAAGGGCTAGTTGTATTGCACCAGGCTGGCCCGTTGGTTAAAGTCTAGGCAACAATATGAACGCTTCCCATGACCTACACTATTTCCCCTCCCCTCGATCAGAGGGTAGTTGATGATTTTTTTCGTTTATTAAAAAGTCGCAAGACCAGTAAGCTTGCTTGGTTCTACGGCATGCTTGCAACCTATGGCGTAGAACCTGAACACTTAAGAGGTTTTACCTGGAACGAAAACGGAACAATTAATATCTCCAGTAAAAAGAAACCAGTACGACCCATGCATCCGCAATGGGTTTTCTTGTTTCAACTCAAAGAAAAACAACCCCCAAATCTTGAGGGTTGCTGGAGAGATGCCTGGCTACTCATCTATGAAGCTATGGCATGCAAAGAAGTTCAATGTAATGTAATTGAACTTTTACTTGCCTATAAAATGCGTAAAGCTTTCTATAAAGCTTCTAAACCATCGACTCAGCCATCTCCTTCTCTCGCTTACGCATAGTACGTTGCACAGCACCCTGATTCCAAAGATAGCTTTCTCTGGAATAGGTCTTGCCTTTGAAGGCAGCGTAGTGTGGCCCTAGTTTGAAGGTGCCATCATCCCGCATGCGGAATAGAGTTTGACGGTCAATGCTGAGCGCATCAGCCATTTGATTGGCTGTCACCCATTGAGCTGTTGCGGCCATGCAAGAAAAAAGCCGTGTGCATCTCCACATTACACAAAGCTAAAGGTTTTGTAAGCTATTTAAGAAAGAATTCGGAAGTTTACGTTTCTTTACAGAAGCTAGGCCATCTTAAAATTAGGTAATGGCAATTATAGAGTATGTTCGCAACAGAGCATGACCCTCTCGCCTTGTTAATTGAAATCACACCGAAGTCTGCTAAGCGCCGTTTTCGAGAAGAAATTTACAAAGCCTGGGACCATAGCTGTGGTTATTGTGGAGCACCAGCGACAAGTCTTGATCATATTGTCCCTAGGTTTAGGTCTGGTTCAAGTAATTCAAACAACTTACTTCCCTCTTGCCAGCGTTGCAACAGTAATAAAGGAAGCATTAAGATGGAAACATGGTACGTAACACAAGCATTTTATTGTGAATCACGCATGGCAAAAATACAACAATGGATAAATAGAGAAGTACTTGATATATTCCAGTACACTGATAATCATGCAATGACGTTAAAAGAGGCTATCTAAGTGAGTGTATATTACGACCAGTTCGGTTTTGATAATGTTCCCGATAATTTTAACTGGAGAGCATATCTTCACTATAATCCCGACGTAAAAAATGCAGGGTTCAATAGTCCATACCTAGCAGCACAGCACTTTAATCAATTTGGATGGTTAGAAGGCCGTAATTATACCCTTCCAGGATTTGATCCAGAACAATATCTGAAAGCCAACTCAGATTTAAGAAATGCCTTTGATGAAAATACTGATCTTGCAACTGAGCACTATATTGATTATGTTCTTTCTGGCAAGGAACAAAGATCTTTAGCCCCCGGTGCAGCTCCTACATCAACAACACCTGCTCCTGCCGCAACCCCTCAAGCTCCTGCAGCAACAACACCAGCAGCTCCCGCTGCAGCAGGCACTCCTTCAGCAACGACACCTTCTGTTGTTGTTCCAGGGACGACATTACCTTTAACAACAAAACCTGTAACAGTAAAACCTGTTACCAGTATTCCTGCAATTCCTGATCCCCCAGGACTTACTTATGATGCTGTCGAAAAAAGATGGCGCAAGGGGAATGAGAAAACTGATTATAAAACTGACGAACCAGAAAAAAGTTTAATACCTACAAATCAAGCATCAGCTTTTTGGAATGATATAAATACGGCCATTGAAGCATCGAACTATAAATATCGGCCCACTATGGCTGATTATAAAATGTTTGAATATTATGCAAATGAAGATGCAGTTAACACTCAAAGAAACGCTGTTAATGTAGATTACAATACAAGAGTTCGTAATGCAAATGATGCCAACCGAGCTTTAAATATTGCAAATGCTAAAAAAAATCAAGCCTACGAACAAGTCCTCGCAATTGCAAACAACACCACCAGTGGTACATACACAGCACAAAGAGATTTAATAAGAAGACTAGAGACAGACGGAACTATTGACAAAGCAACACGTGAGCAGATAGAAAACAGTTATAAATTATTTTATCGCACAGAAAAATTAACTCCCTGGGATCCTA